TTCTTTCGGTTCCAGGCTTGCCTTGATGGCGTTCCGTATTGCATCCATTCCACCAACACTATTGTCTGCCTCCACCGGCTGGTTATCGGTGGTCGTTTCGTTAGGACTATCCATGCTGTTGCGGTCGCAAGTTACCGTTTTCACCAGGAGGTTTTGAAAGGCACTCCAGAGGCCTATTTCTGCATCATCGCTAATACTGCTCTTAGAGTCAACGAAAAAAGTTAGGTAAGCCTAACATTTAAGCAAAACGCATTGGTGTTGTGCCTTTTACGTTAGTTACTACTCCTTGGAGGGGTTGTGCGCTTCAGTGAAGATGGTGTTCCATTCTTCGTGCATGTCCTGAATGGCTGACAATCTGCCTGCCATGTAGTGTCTTTGTGCATCATTGCACTCTGGATTGGTTACCCCGGCCAGGTCTGATTGTGCAGCCTGGTCCAGGGTCCAATATATTGCTTTCCTCAGAGGATGTTCATCTGCCACTTGGCAGGCCTGCATGAGCCATTCTGGGTATCCGTTATGCATTTGGGTTCACTCCTAGTCTTCCAACTTGTTTGTTCTGTTGCTGCATGACACTCATGTTGAGGTTTTGGGCGTATCCTTGTAGGAGTTGTTGGAATTGTTCATCCTGCTCAAGTTGTGCCTGGTATTTAGGATTATTCCCGACAATCTGTTGAAGGAATTGCATTTTAATTCCTGCACTTGGGTCATTCTCGACGTATTTGGGCTGGTTGCCAAGGGCCATGTAGGCTATCTGTGAGTTGACTTCATCGAACATCTTCTGGGAAGCCTCTGCATTCTCAACCACCAGTTCCTCTGCCAGTGATGGGTCAATGACTTGCAGTTTCTTCCTGATAAGCTTGGTTCTGTCTACAATTCCCAAGGTGTCTTCAGGCAGGACAAACTGGGAGATGGCTTGAAGTTTCTTCTCCACAAACTCGTTGTCCAACTCCCTGACATCGAAGTGCAGGTTGAAGTTGAACTTGTTCGGGTCTCTGGGGATAGGCTTTCCTGTTGCTGTGACTGCTGCGAACCGCTCGTCTTGGTCAAACCTTTGAACCAGGCCCCACACTCTCTGAATAACCGTGGACATGTGACGGAGCCAACGGTGAACGAAGGCCTGCTGGTGTAATTGAGTCTCAACGGGCGGTATTTTGGGGTTGGGTCTTCCAAAGTATCGGTCTGTTCGGTCCTTGATGTGGTCCATCAATTGAAATGCCAGCTCTGCCCCTCTTCTCGGTGGCTCCATCCAACCGATGTCGTTTGGCCTTTGCTCACTGACCTGGACACCTGGGCCAATCTTAATCCGCTGACCGTAGCGTAGCGGCACCTTGAGTGGTGGCAGTGTGTCAAAGCTGGACCTGTCAAACACCATGTCTGCTTGCGCCTTGAACTCGTTCTGCCAGGTTCTGGTAATCTCAGACACTCCCCTCGATTCAATCGGGCTCCGTCTGGTCTTCTCCCTGGTGAACACCTCGAACGGGTAAGTGTCTCCAGCCTCGGTCACCAGTTCATGCTTGCCGTACAACTCGTCACCCTTGCTGTCTTTGGTGGTGTAGGGACTGAAAACAGTCAAATATATGCCAGGGTTACCGTTCTCGGTCACTCTGCGGGAGTATGCATAGATAACCTCAACCAAGTTGGTCCGTTCTTCCACCCGTTCAGTGTCTCCAATGACAGGTGACAGACCATAATCCCAAACTTGACTGTTTTGACCTGCTGTCTTCTTGATTTCCTCAACAAAGCGTGCATCCCACTCCCCAGAAGCTGCTTTCTCTTCCAGTTCAGCCACTGTGTGGTAATCTCTTCGGAAAATACACCTTGCTCGGTGCCAGTCCGTTGTTTCCGGTGGGAACAGGATTTCAAAGTAGGGTCGAAGGGCCACCACACTGGGGCGGTTGACAACCATTTCAGGCACCTCAAAGGTTGTCTTGCCAGTTTCGGCCAGTTCCTTGATGTGTTTCAGTGCCTTCTTTCTGGTCAAGCCTTCGTTGGTGGCCACCAGCATGTCTGCCAAGTATTCCTGCTCGTTTTGTAGCGCAGAGGTTAGAGCTTCGAACTGTTGGGGGGCATTGACTCCTAAGAAGCCAGATAGGGTTTGGAGGTTGATTTCGCGGGGAACCTGGGCATAACATCGGTCCCAGGTCACATGAAGAACGCTCCAACCATACTGCGCTACATACTCCGAGTGCAGTTCCAGCTCTTCTTCCCAGTCTGGCTGCATCAATGTGTTCAACATCCACCGCAAATACACCCCAATGGCTGCAGCGTTCTCATGGTCACCTCCTTCAGTGCCAGACACGTTCAGTGCGGCCCTGGAGATGGCAGACGTGGAGAGGTTGACAAAAAAGTTGCACACTTCATCAGCCAACCGTATCCGGGTGTCAGACGCATTTTCCCACGGAAAGGGCTGACGGCCCAAGTCCTTGGCATGCTTCTTCCCGTCCCTGGACTGTCCCGCCCATGAAGCGAACCTTGTTTCATCCGCTTCCCTGACTCGGTGAGTAGTCCGGTCATCGCTGGCAGACCTTCGGAAATCCTTCCAAAGTTCGTCCACGTTGGGTGATGTTGTTTCCTGTAATTGGTCGTCGGTGTTCTGTGACATGATAAATTTTCTTGACCCTCGCTAAAAACACTATATAGGGTGACAGAAAAAGGTCAATAACTACCTGCCTCGGTCGTGTAATCAGCGTTTGGCTGCACATGCATTGGGTCCATGCTAATCATGTAGCGCAACACGTCCACAGGGTCTTTGCTCGCTCCTTTCTGCCCGTCAGCATTTGTCCAAGTCTTCAGCGAGTAAATCAAGTTCTTGCACGCATCCGAAACATACAGCTTGGGCTCGTTCAGGATGGAGAGTTCCTCGTTGGTGTTGTATCGGAACAGGTGATTCACCATGGAACAGCTTTCATCCACTTCAAGCATGGCAGCAGGCACAAAAACCAACCCATCCTTGGTGACTTCCCCTCCTGCACCTCGCTCTGGTGCTGCCAGGATGTCAATCAAGCTCTGATTATGCTCACGCTGCCCAATCACTGCTGCACGGCCTGCCCTGGGGTCAATGTAACGTTCCTGAACAGGTCCATCTAGCCGTTCCAGCTCTCTGATTAGCTTCCTATACTCATGGATGTTCCTCCCGCAGTCTGCTGTTTGTGCTGGGCCCGCCTTGCCGTCCAGCTTCGTGCTTGGTAGTGCCCATTCCCCGTAGTTCTTGTAGTCAGGCCATTCCCGATAAACAAACATTCGACCCAAGTCATCCACCCTGAGCCAAAGCATGAACCAGTTCCTATCCCCGCCAGTCGGGTCCACACACATGTAATTGGTTCCTTCGCTTGGTATTTCCTCTGGCTTGACAATGTTATTGTCCGTAAAAGCTGGGAACTTGCCCACAACAGGGTTTGTCACATACCCGTAAGCACGGATTTCCACTTCCTCCCTGTTTCTGCCCCTCAAGGTCCGTTCCATCTGCTTGAACGGATTGAACGGGTTCCACTCAGTGAAAAACCAGAATATCTTGCCCCTGCCAGACCTTGTCCGGCCAACCGTTGGCATGTGTCCCCTTGGAACACCAGGAATATTGCTGGGCCAGGTAGGGTCAATCAGCTTGGCCGGTTGAGTTTCTTCAATGATGGCTCCCTCCATGGCGTCCTTCACCGTGGGTGTGTAGCCATCAATCGGGGTGAAGGTCACAATCATTTTGCCCTTCCTGGTCACAAGACGGTATTTCAGGGTCTCTACCCATGATAAAGGCACCAACTCGTCCATCCAAATCAGGTCCAGCTCAGTTCCCTCCAATGTCCCCAGGTCTTGGGTGTAATTCCTGAACCAACACTGACTGTGGTTAATCCCCACAAAAGTTCTGTTGGAAAACCCGTTCTTCTGAGTGAAGGCCACATTAACAACAGACCTGACAGTCCGTTTCTGCTCCTTCCAGGCATGAGGCAAATACTCGAAAATGTAGGGCTGCTGAACCTGGATAGAGCTGTCATTGGAGCTGTGACAACACCAGACCTTGTAGTCTGGCTTGTTGACCATCATCCGGACAACCCTGGAAGCCACATACCTTGATTTCCCTCCCCGGTTCCCACCAAAGATGTAAATGATGTCCACATTCGGGTCATCCAAGGCAGCATCAACCTCCTTCCAATGAGCAAAGACCCCTTTTGGATGCCAGGGCTCCCGATGAGGAATGTCTTGGGTGTTGTGGTGGTCGGCTCCATAAGCGAATGCATTCTCCTT